TAGCACCACCAGCAGTCATGGCACCAGCAGTCACACCACCAGTACCACCAGCAACAGGAAGTGGACCAAGTGCGCCCGTACTAAGACGCTGATGGATAAATCCCTTCACATAGCCACCAGAGCAAAGTGCGCGGTTAGCCGAGTCACGAACGTCATCCTTAAGACCGTTCATCTCAGCATCCATCCATCCAATAAAGGCACCACGACCACCTGACTTAGCAGATGCGATAGCGGGACCAGATACCTGGAATCGACCATACTGGTAACGAGCAGTTACCTGGAGGCGACCATATCCCTGCTGACCAGCAGCGGGAAAGTTTGCACCTTCAGCCAAATACGTTACCGCATTATTACGTGCAGTGTGGATAGGGATAATCGCGGAGCGACCGTTCCAGTCCAAGCTGGCTTTTTCAAAGTGACGAAGTACGTGTACTTCATTATTGAGGGCATCAATCACGCCCCCTAGATAGAATTCTTTAAGAATTGCATTAAATGTAGCAATTGTTGCTGGCATTTTCTTTTCCTTTTATCCAAACGGATTTGTGTCTTCCATAAATTTACGGAGCGCCTTGCTGGCGTCCTTTAGTGTTCTTGGCTTTTTGTCACCTGCACTTACAGCTTTAACGGAAGCCGGATTTGATGTCTTTGCGGGCCGTGGGGCTGCTTCTTTACCTGCAACCTCCTTGCCTTGTGACTCAAGATGCCGTGCTATTGCTGCCTCCTCCACCTGTGCAATGTAACTTGAATACCTTTCTGCTACCTCAAAGACCTTCTCGCGAATTTCAGAAGGGCGCGGCGGTGTGTCTACGATATATTGCAGTAAAGCTTGACGCGGAACCGCAGGGTATTTCTGCTCCGCTTCACCAAGTGTGGCCTCAATTGACCGCTTGGCCTGCTCAAACTCAAACGCCTCAACTCGGCTGGAAAGAGACTCATACTGCTTTTTCCACCCATCATCATTGGGCGCACCAAGGTCGTCATCAAGCTCTTGCTCCATGTCGTCCATATCGTAGTCATCATAGTCTTTTGCCTTTGAGCTTTGCTTCTTGGCCGATTCGGATTGGATCCTACTAAGTTCAGCCTGTAGTGCCTCCTGCTGTTTTCGCAGGTCATCGACCTCAGACTGATACTTATTTCGGGCATGAACCACTTCTTGGAAGCGTGTATACGGGACTCGGTGCTTGCCAGTCCCTTCTGTGCTTTCCGGTTGTGCCTCTTCCGTACTCTCAGGACTTGCATCCTCCTCTGAGCTAGCCTCTTTTGCGTCCATTGTGGCTTCTTCGGACGGTTCTTCTTGAGGTTCTGGGGTTTCCGTCTCCTCTGTCTTGGCCTCCTCCTCTGATGCGTCGGCGCTCTGTTCCGGTTCTGGTGTGGGCTCTGGCTCTTGGGATGGTACATCCCCGGCTTCCAGTGCTTTACCTATCGCATCTATCTGTTCACTATTGAGAAATTGGCTCACTTGCTACTCCTTTACGCCGAGATGGCGGGTTATTGGGCTATATCGCCCATTGGTGCTGCATCCCGACTTCTGTCGAGCGGATGCGGCTCGTCAGGGAAAATTCCCTGGCTTTTCTTAAATAGTTTTCCGGTCTGGAGTTCAAACTCCAATACCTCAAGCACACTACCTGGCGCACGCTTCTTCTTAAGCTCTTGCTCAGGCTCTACCTGCTCCATTGCCACGAGGGCCAGAGCTGTTGCCATGATCATATCGTCGTGCTTTCCAGTCTGGGCCACCGGCTTCCCACGAGCATTAAACACAAAAGAATTCATCTCTGCCTTTAAGGTCTCGTCAATCACATCAAGACGCTTACGACTGATATTCTCCTGCAGCTTTGCCATTAAAACGCTTCTCGTGGCCACATTGGTAGAAAACCCTATGTTCTCACTCCAACGCTTTGTAGCTCGGTCGTACTTCGTCCTCCTGTATAGCAGCGCATACTCATGATGAAGCAGGCCCTCAATAACAGACAGACCATAAGAGTTAGACTCAACACAAACCAGGGCCTTATACAGCTTGGCCTCCCTCAGAACACGCAAGGTAAACTCTGATGGAGAGACGCGCTGGTAATACGTCGATACAATCTGTGGCTTTTTCTTGTCGGTCACGTCCAGCGTCACAAATGACGAGAAGTCACCATGTTCGGAGCCCGATGCAGTGTCCACGCCTATGGTATAGGCCCGGTACCGCTTGGGCTCTATGTACTGCGTATACCCTTCTTTGGGCTTTGCGTGGGGGTATGAGGTATTGAAAAACTTTCTTCCTGAGCTGATGAACGCTAAGTGGGCCTCTGGAGGGTACTCCTGCAAGAACGTATTCCAATTCGCTGCACAGCGCGTAAGATATGTATCTGTGGCCCAATATGTCTGCTCGTTGGTTAGCCCGTACTGTAGCTGCAGATTCTGCACCTCTTTTGGAATCCACTCGGGCTTCTTCTTTTCCTTGGCATCCTCTGCATCTAGCCAGGAGATGAATATCTTCTTATACCCGTTCTGACCATTCCATATCTCAAACGCAGGGTTGAGGCCATTAGCGGTGGTCTCCAGCGCAACACGCGGGTTTTTCCCTGCAGTGCTAAGAGCAGACGCAATAATAGAGTCGATATCATCGTATTGAGCGAACTCAGAGAAGTGAAGCGCGTGGAAGGTGGCACCACGGGCCGATTCACTGCCGCTTGTGCCCGCCACAATGTACCCACCATGCTCCAATTCAAGCTCATGCTTATTCATAATCTTGTACGGAAACTTAAGAAATGGGGGCAAATGGGCATAAAAGCGGGTGTATATCTTGAATATCGCCTTGGCTGCCGAATCTGTGTGGGCGAGGACCAGGGTGCAGAAGTTTGGCGTAAACAGGGTAGACCAGAAGTTAACAGCCGCAATAATGGTAGTAATACCAAGCTTCCTGGACTTAAGCACATACACCCATGGGTTCTCCCCAAGGGCCTTCATGTACTCAGCCTGGGCGTTATTAAGCTTTAAGGGAACTAGCTTACCGGACTTATCTGTAATCCTCAGATACTTTTGGCAGAAATATCCAAAATCATTCCGGCATCTTTTGATTTCCCTGGCAGCCTTCTGGCTAACTCTAGACACTCTCCAGTATACCCCGTCACAATCTCTACACGTTGCTCTTCTGGTGTATCCTCATGCATAACCCGGTGGGCATTCGTAAGGAACACTGTGATTTCTTTAGCAAACTGCCGAACACCTCGGTGGGTGGTCCGCTTTGCTTGTGCAATATTCTCACACCCATCAAGCCTATCAATGAATTCCTCAATGATGTCGCGCATATAGCGATGCTTAGAGCAGAGGGATGCATCTGTATAGGGCTTGAGCTTTTCGATCACCTCTTCGCTATCGCTCTTCGAGATACCGTATGTGGCCTTAATGCTTTGCAGTGGGGTGAGCTTTGTCTCTGCCAGCATCTCCGGGTAATAGCAGCAATCCAGGCTATTCTTAAGAGATGCAATAAACTCAGCGAACATCCCTTCAATCACATGCTTCGGAAACACCTGTACCGTCTTCTTACCCATTATTTATCCTTCTTTTCTGCAAATGCTACATAAAGCTGTGCATTACGTTTAGTGTCTGCAGTCGCGGCTTTTCTACGCCCTTGAGTCTCCCCCTTATAGGGAAGTCTGTAGACCACGTACTTCTCGCCTTCTTTCACAATCTCGTATGGCATCTTAGTCGTCCTTCTCTTCGTGCATCTCTTTATGCTTCCGCTTATGCTTCATCATCCCATGAGGTGCGTACATCAAAGACAGAGATATGCCCGAGGGCTTTCTTCCGTCGTCATCACTCACCTGACTAAGCAGATGAGACGCGGCGTTTGCTACTGACTTCTCCAGCTTCTTTCCTTTCTTCTCTCTCTTCGTCTTCCCCATTACGATGGTCCTCCAACTGTATAGGTGAATTAAGTAAGGAGAGGAGGTCTTCATCCCCGCCCACATTCTTGGCTGCCTGGAGGCGTAGCTCCGCGTACTCTACCTCTAACTCAGACTTACGAACCCTAAGAGCATCCAAGCGGTTACGCACCTCTTGAGTCGTGTATGCCTGCTCTCTCCAATGAGGGAATCTACGGGTAAGTAACCACTTAGCACTACGCCAATCACTCTCAGCATGCTCCTGAACAATCCTAACCAAAGCCTCTTCACTTAAAGCCTCAGCCTTGTCCACCTCACGCTTGAACTCTGCTTTACCAGAATCCTTATACCAATTGGTAAACGTAGTCGGACTTATACCAGCCGCACTACAGGCAACCTGTCGCGTCTGACCAGCCCTCAACATCTTAAGCAAGATGCTAACCGTCCTACCGTCCGTATACTTACTCACCAACACCTCCAGACGTATAGAACCTTTCCACCACTTGATCACAAATGTCAAGCTACCAGTTTAACAACAAACTAACAACTCAACTATTTTCGCTACACTACTCTCCACTCCAAAAAGAATACTTGACGTATACTAACTTAT